TACACTTGCACCATATCCGTTAGGAAACTTGTAAATCGTTTGTGGATATCCTAAATCATTTTGTTCTACGATATAGTCTTTAAATCTGTCACTGTACGTCAAATCCATCTCTACACCTCACAATCCACAAATAAAGCTTGAATTTCATTTTGGAAAATTTCGATTGCTTCAAATACATCTACCCATTTTTGAAAATATCCAAAAAGTGGAAAATGATTTGTTGTTTTATCTTGGTGACACGCTAAATAATTATAGGTGTAACTAATATAGTGTTTTTCTTCGTTAGGATCTTCCCAATTTGGTTTCCACTTATTATTACATTTATCTCTAAATATTCTGATTCGATGCAGCAGGTCTCTTCTTTCTGCTTCTAACTTCGCTTCTTTTTCAGAATAGAAGAAGTGTCCTTGACTCATAGCCTCCTTCATCCATGCATGATTTCCAAAATAACGATGTTCAATATTCCCAAATTGATCAACATACCAAAATTCATCTCCATCTTTTAATGGACATTCCGTACGTTCCAACATATAAATCTTTTTATCCAATTCTGCTCTTTGCTGTTTAAGTTCTATTAGATTTTCCATTAATATCCACCTTTCTGAGTAGCACTCATCAATTGTGTAAAATAATAATTTGGTTTGATATCTCCATACTTTTTGACATATTCTTTTTTCTCTTTTTCAAATACTTTTTGTTTGATAATCTCTACAGTATTGAGAGACATTTCAAATCCAAGCAAGAAAGCGAATCGTTCATTATAGCTCATCTCTTCGAGTTGTCCATAATTGATATCTTCTTGGAACTGTTTCAACGCTCTGTCATACATCGACATATCCTTGTATTTACAATGAGCCACAATCAAGTAATGCACATCGTCTTTTAATTTATCAAGCTCTGATTTCTCTTTCATGATTGGTCCTCCTCAATATTTTTAAGGTATTTTTCGAATTCTTTAGCGTCCATTTTGATTAGACTTCTGATTTCCTTTTCTTTCTCGTATCCAGCTACCATTCCGTTGAACACTGCAACGATAGCGAACAAGATATGAATTCTACTAATTCCAAACACATTAAGCATTAAAATTGTGTATGCTATGATTTGCCAAAATATTACCCATAATTGATTTGTTTTCATGATTAATCCTCTGCCCTTTCGATTAACAAGTCCAAATGTTCCTTTGCTTTTTTTAGATCCTCTAGCATTTTCCCTTTGCTAGGAGCTCGCAACACATACTTCAAAATATTTCCTGCTAGGTATCCATCAAACGAATCCTCGTATTTCGGAATGAAATTCTCCATCACAGTGAACACTTCTAGTCCTTTAATGCCTTGATAATGCTTTGGATGTTTAACCGCTTCTTTGATTTTCGCGTTTTCAAGTAAATCTGGCGCTCTAAATCCGCTCACGTTCACGAAATCCATTACTGCACCTCTTTCACGAACACACCGTTGATAACTTTACCTTTGCGGTCTTTAATCTCGTGATAAGCACTTTCTAAGCAATCCATGAAATCAAGATTGCGTTGCATGCAATATCCGATTAGCACTACTGTAATATATCCAACCGCGTCAATCTCTTCATCGCGGTTAATATGGATATATGCTTCTTTTAATTCGTCTACTTCTTCTTGTAGTTTGGTTAGCTGTCCACTGCCGTCTAGCGTATCTAAGCCACGTTCTACGAACCAGTTTTGAACTAATCGGATTAACTCTTCACGTTCAATACGTCTTTTTTTAATTGGATCATTTAAATTCACTTCATTCCAGCTCCTTCGAAATATTCTTCTAATCTGTCCATAATTTTCTTACGAGTGTTCCATCCAAGTTCGTATGGATTGCGTAAGAATATGTTTAACGTTGTTGTTCTTACTTTCAAGATATCTCTAGCCATGTGCTTGAAATTATTCTCAGAATCCGCAATCATCTTTTCAATATCTTCTCTGGTACTCATCAATGCTGAATCGTACAATTCATCTAGTCTATTAGGACCGATATTCTTTTCCATCTTGTTTATTTGGAACGGTTTAGAAACAACTATCTCAATGATGTTTCCGTTCAACCCGTTCTCCTTCATGTACTTTCTAGCTTCACCGTACTTCTTGAATTTCATCGCTTCATTTTGGTTCGATTTAAATTCAAATGTTTTAACTGGATGTTTTCTGTCCAGATATCCGGCCATGCTGCTATGATCTACAATTTGTGTAAAATACATATTGCTGTTTTTAATCACAAATGCCATACTCTTTCTCTAATTCCGCCATTATCTCGATATGGCTTCTGATTTTCTTCATTGCTTCGCTGTGTGGGTCCTCTACACTGTAAGTGGCTATTATTACATCATTTCTATCCTCAACTAATCGAAATCCGTACATTTTCTCTAGTTGTGCCACTTCTAAGGCTTGCCATATAGCTTTATCTTTCTGTTCCATTTGTTTTTCGATGTATTCTGCAGCATAAGGAAGATGTTTATATAGACTCATACTTTTGATATTTCTCTGACATCTCTTAGCCTCTTGCAACATGATCATTACTGCTCTAGTCGTTTTCAATCCTTCCGACTGCATAATGTTTTCAAATTCTCTTGCATTCATCTACGCTCGAACTCCTCTACAAAATTCATTTGAGCCTTATAGAACTTGAATGTTGAGTCCATCAAATCACCTTCGCGATTCTTTTTGATAGAGAACTTCACTCGTTGATAGCCTTCGTGGTTTTCTTCTGTCTCTTCGTTACTTAAGAATCCAACGACATTTGAATCTTGCTCGATTGAGCCTGACTCTCTTAAATCACTCAAAATCGGTGATTTGTCCTGGCGCTGTTCTACTCCACGAGATAACTGCGATAAGATAACGATAGGCACTTGATGTTCATTAGCAAGGTTCTTCAGTTCCCTTGTAATCTGCTCAATCTGTAACCTTCTATCACGATTGTTGTTAACCTTGATTAAACCAACGTAATCGATGACTGCTAAATATTTACCTGGTGCTTGCCCTGCAGAACGTTCTTTAATAATTCCAAGAATTTGATTGAGTTCAGATACAGTGTCATAGACTTTCAAGTCTTTCTGTTTAAAATACTCAATAGTTGCTCTTACTAACTCTTTATCTCCAGGCTTTAGCATTCTGTTCATTTTTCGCAGGTAGTAAGTGTTCAACGTAGTCATCTTTGCGACGAATCGTGAGAATACTTCCTTCTTGCTCATCTCAAGGCTAAACAGGTCTACTCTTAACCCTTCGTTTCTCTGTAGCGCTCTATCGATTAGATTGATTGTCCAGGCACTCTTCCCGACTGAAGGCCTAGCTCCAACCGTTACTAACATTCCAGGACCAATTCCGCCTCCAAGTGCTGCATCCAATCCGCTGAATGTCTTAATCCCATCTTCGATATCGTGTTCAAGCTCATACTCGAATTGTTCAAACGTTTCTGATAAGTCTCCGACGTTTCTTTTTCTGGATAGCTTAGAAATCGCATTTAACAATTCAAGCATTTCCGCTTCTAACTGCTTAGTTGGGAATGTTGTGTGTTCAGATTTAACCTTTTCGAGTTTAGCTCTCAAGTATTCACGATGTAGCTGGTTAGCAAGATAATCTAACCCGGATGTTGTCGCGCTTTCCTGCTGTAGCGCTATTAGATATTCATATCCAATTGAATTCCCCTTCATTTCTGCTCTAACTTTAGCAAACAACTCCATCAATCCATCTAAGCGACTTCCATTGTTGTTTAAAATTTCAAAGATCGTTTTAAAATTATTATCTGTGAACCATTCTGCCTGCAGATACGTTGATTGAGCTTTATCGAAATCTTGTAGGATTGCAGATATTATTGATTTTTCTAACTCGTAATTATTCATCTACACCATTCCAATCCTCGCCATATATCATTTTCATCTTTTCAAATACAGATTGTTGATTAGTCGTGTTAGTTTGCTGAGGAATGGCATATTCATCGTTCCAACATTCTTTATTGAACCAAGTTCCTCCTTGTTTAACGAATCTAGGTTCAATCTTGTTAGCTACAATATGCTTTTTATAATTGACAATACCGTTGCAAATTGTTTTATTAGATACTCCCGACTTTATCGCTTTAACGTATGCTTTGAACGCATCGTTTTTTCTTTCTTTCCTAGGATACAATTTCCAAAGTTTGTCAAAATCCTCTTGAAGGGCTTTTTTGTTGCCTCCACCAGCGTTATTTTGGCTATTATTATTTTCTTTAGTTTCCTTTACTTTACTTTGTGGATTAATGTCATCATTAATCTCGTCTGCTTGTTCGTTAATGTCTACATTAATTAAACAATAACTACTCATATCTACTTCTTTTCTTCTTTTTGTCGCCTCTTTGAATGTTTCCTGAATTCTAACCGAGGTTAGTACCATATCCGAGTTGAACAGGGCTTTATCAAACACACCCCACGCAACCAAGCGATTCACAACCTGGTCTAATAATTCTTTGCTGGACCCTGGAATTCTTTTTAGAAGTTGCATTTTAAGCAAATCATTCCATACAACGTAGTAACCTTTTCGGTAAACCGCGCATAACAGTTTGATTACTAATAACTCCCCTTTAATTCCAAACTCTCCAGCTATTGCTTCTATTTTCTCGTCTTCAAAGATGTCAACGTTAAGAGGGAAGTAGTCGAGTCCGTTTTTTTGAGGTCGTGCCACTTTCCTCGCTCCTTTTCTGAGAATGTGTTGTCTACAGTGATGTGTTATGTTATAATCAATGTAGAAATGTTTTGTATGACGGCTTTTATAAGTCGTCTTTTTTTTATACATTCAAAAGCTCTCTTGCAGTATCGTATGCGTCCTTTAAGTTCGAATGAGTACTGCTGCTTTTGTAATTTCCAAGAAATACAACCAATCGATACTTTCCATCGATGAATCTTATTTCCCCTCTTAGTTCACTTCCAACCATTACATCAAATTCAGTATCATCAAACATATTTTCAATTAGACTTAACATAAAATGGATCTTTCTTTCTAATTTGTTCTAAGCGGTTATAATTTTGGTTTGCTGCACCTACCCAAAGATGCATGAACGCAATTACACCAATAAGCGCTAATCCTACATAGCTAAGAAATTTTAAATACTGCTTAATAAAGTTTCTATTGAACTCTTTTCGCTTCATTTTTCTAAATTCAGTGCGTGTCATTTTGTCACTCCTTAAATTTTGTATTTAGCCATGAACTCATCTAAATCTCTTGCATCGTATCGAATTGTCGCGCTTCCGCTTGGTCTCTTAATTACGATTTGTTTCAACCCCATCGATACACACTCATCGAAATCTCTATCATCGATTCCACCGATGTAGGCTTTCGCTTGTTTCTTGTTTAAATATCTTTGCTGATTGTTATTTGTTGGTAATCGTTCCATCGCGTTAGCTACGATTTCAACAACTTTGGAATTTAGAGTTGTTTCGAAATCTGCGCTTAATAAATTCACTGCTCTTCTCCTCTCGTTTTAACCCATTCATACTCTTCAATTTTTCTTTTAATCTTTTGTTTAAAAGTCCATAAAATGATCCAAGATAATCCTGATAAGATGATTGCTATTGTTAATGCGATTTTATTGAAGAAAACAATAGCTATTACTAAGAAAATAAATGCTAGAAGACTTAAACATCCTACTCCGTTAGCTAGTTCTTGATTTTCTTTTATAACTTGTTTAGTAATCATTTTTTTCATAATTTCATCTGTTATTTCCGTCATTTTCATATTGTTGTAACCTTCTTTCAGTTCTATAATCGGAATTAGGGAAAGGGGGTGTTTTATATGTGCGAAACATACACTCAACCATATCGTCGTACACTGACAGATAATCAAATCCACGACATCGCTCTTGCTATAGCTACTAAAAAAATGAGTGAAGAGACGTGGGACGATGATACCGAGTATGACGATTGGTATATTGAGTACTGCAAAGCGTATAGTCATATTTATAAGTTAGATCATGAATATGACCCTCTATCTACTTTTGAACTTTAAAAGTAACTTTCTTACTTTGTAAAAAAGAATCGGCTTCATTTAAAATGACATCAAATAGTCTTTTGATTTCTCTATAAGTTAATCCGCTTCTGTTCAGCACATTCGATATTTGCGAGTGTGCTTTTCTCATTTTTTTAACCTTAGTAATTCTTAATTCTCTTTCTTTTGGGTTTGAAACATATTGTGGATAAAGACCGTAAGTTACAATTTCTTTATGACTCATACTCTCACCTCCTATTTCATGTTATTTCATATTGCTGTAACCTTCTTTCAAGCCTATAATTGAGGTTGGGAAAGGAGGTGTTTTAGATGCGTTTAAATGATTTAATTTCAAAAATTCGCACAGAAGCTCTATTGACAGAACAGCAAAAATCCGATATAGAAATTGTCCGCTCTGGAAAAGAGTTTATTTCAAATTATTTAGAACCATTGATTAGTGAATCTGTTAAAAATAAAGATTTAAATCCAGAAATATTTGAAGTAGATACTTCGAACAATTGGATAACTATTTACTTTAAGCTCAATTTCATTAGGTTCTTTTTAGATTATGACTATGAAATTACCGTTAACCATAGAATGACTCTAATGGATCGTTTACAAATCATAGACAATAAATTGTTTTCAGTTAAATTCCAACGACCTCTATCTGAAGAAGTTATAGAACTCTATTTAGATAGATTATTTATGGAACTTGAAGAACATGATATCCTTTAAATAAAATCGTTATTGCTCATGAAATTTCAAATATTCATAACGTCTTTTCTTTGATTTTTTTCTGAAATCTTTTGTATTTTCATATCCAAACTTTACAGAATCAATCAACGATTTCTTTTGTTCCAAACCTGTTTTTGTCCAATAAACAAAATCTTTGATTGTGTATTGCTCGTAGTAGACTAGTTTTGCAAGCTTAGCAATTGCAATTCCTGCTACGAGCAAATTTAATTTTTTATTTGCATTCATCCTCTCACCTCCTATTCCATGTTTTTTCATATTGTTGTAACCTTCTTTCAAACTTATAATTGGAATTAAGAAAGGAGGTGTTTATATGTCTAAACCTGTTAAACCGGGGACAGATAACCAACCAAAAGGCACATATCAAGAAGTTGGGCCAAAAGGCGGTGCTGTCAATCGACCTCGTATTGTTCATATTGGTGATGGAGATCGTCTTCCTCCTACTCAAAAGCCTGGGAACAAATGGGTCAAAAAATAGATTTATTGGGTCGTCTCTTAAGAGATGGCCTTTTTAATTTTCCAGAAGCAAAAACACAAACTTAGAAAATTAATTTGTAACCAAGCTTCTGCATACTTGATTCCATTTTCTTCGTAAAATGTCATATAATGGTGCATTTATTTCACCTCCTATCGCCTTAGCATTAATCGTATTTAGGTGTAATTCTGACTCTAAAACCTTCTGCGACGTCAACATTATATTTCGTGATAACTGCAATTGTTTTAGGTTCTTCTTCGTCTGTTTCTACAACTATTTTTGTAACATCCGATA